CTCCGTATAGAATTTCTCTCCAACTTACATTGGGGTTTGAAGGGCAGGTCTACCGAAAGGGGATAAATTGTAACTGCTGCCAATCGGGTAAATGGCTGACTACGGACAACAGACGTTGGTGTTAACGAGGTGGGGTGCTAAATGGTTGGAATACGCTTGGGGGGTCGTTACCAAGGGTTCCACCAAGGAGCGCTTCACCAAGGAGGTTCTGTGTCAATTGGATGCACAAGTACATGATCCAATCGAGTTTGTGGACACCCACACATACACTTCCACTCACACCATCCATGATAAGAATGGTGAGGTGAAGAAGGAAGAGGTTGTGCGTACCAAGAAGGTCATCAAGAGAGGGAAGCGTTCTTCCTTCTCCTCTGCTCTGGCCCAATTGGCTTACAACAAGTATGGTGAGCGGCCCATGTCTGAGGCTAACATCCTGGTTACCAGGAAATGGCTCCAGAAACAGCTTGAGGAACCTGAATACAAGGACATGCGTGTGTGCGATAAAAACATAGCCGTTGATAGGGCTGTGTTCTTGTCTTTTGTGCCCACGAATGATTTTAGGAAGATGAAATTGGCTGTGCAGACCAAGACATGGAAGGATCGTTGCGACAGTGAGAACGTGTTCGGCAAGGTATTTAGGCTGGTGTCCGGCGGGCTTTCTGGGCCCGCTGAGGCACTAGACTAGGGGTGCCCAGTTCCCTCCACCGGTGAAGGCTGCCAGACCACTAAGGTGGTGAAGTCGTTCCCCGTCGTCTGTAAGGACGGCTGGGAACAGCTCACCCTACCAGGTGGCGGCCTGGACCGCTTGCGGTGGAGAAGGGAGTTGGGTACTCCCCGAGAGAGACACTACGTGAGAGTGGCTGGTGTGTCTCCCGATATCGAAATTGTGCCATTCACAAATGACCTCAATACTTTACTGAGAGGTGTGTGTGAGCGGGTGTTCTTTGTCAAGGCTGGTTCTGGATTTTCCAGACCACCTCGTCCAGACACCGGCGTCTTTTCTCAGAGGTTATGCGAAACCCTGGAGTCTCTGGTGCCCTTGCTGCCATCGACCGCCCCTGTGAGCCATCAACAATTTGTTGATTCGCGCCCGGGCCGCAAGCGGCGAGTGTATCAGAGAGCTTTGGACGAAATCCGTGCGGGGCGGACTAGTCTGAAGGAGGATGCAAGCATACAAGTATTTGTAAAGTATGAGAAGACCGATCGTACGACTAAAACTGATCCCGTGCCCAGAATCATATCACCACGTAATCCCAGGTACAATGTCAGAGTTGGACGTTATCTTGCCCCACTTGAGCATAAACTGTTCAAGAGCATTGGCAAGCTTTTTGGTCACCCAACAGTGATCAAGGGGTTCAATGCTAAAGAATCCGCAACCTTGTTGCGTGAGAAGTGGGAAATGTTTAAACGACCAGTGGCTGTTGGGTTGGATGCTTCTAGATTTGATCAGCATGTTTCGCTTGAAGCTCTCAAGTGGGAACATGAGGTCTACTACAAGTGTTATCCCCAACAGAAACATAAACAGAGATTGCGACAACTCTTGAAATATCAATTGAAGAATGAGTGTGTTGGCTACGTTCCTGATGGGCGTGTTCAATACACCATTGAAGGTACTCGGATGAGTGGTGACATGAATACGTCTTTGGGTAATTGTGTGCTTATGTGCTCAATGATCCATGCGTATTCCAAATATGTGGGCGTTTCAACACAACTGGCTAACAATGGTGATGACTGTGTTGTCTTCATGGAACAGGGTGATTTGGATAAGTTCATGGCTCCCCTTTCTGAATGGTTTTTGGAAATGGGGTTCAATATGACTGTCGAACCTCCTGTAACCATGTTTGACCAAATTGAATTTTGCCAAACCAAACCAATTTGGGGAGGCGATTATTGGATTATGTGCAGGAATCCAAACACAGCGATTACCAAAGACAGTGTTATGTTGAAACGGTGGGACACTGAGGACCTCTTCCGCGGTTGGTTGGATGCCGTGGGAACGGGGGGTCTAGCTTTGACGGGCTCTATTCCAGTGTTCCAGGATCTTTACCAAATGTATCGACGATCAGGTAAGCGGCGGAAAATATCCGAGGATCTGTTGCCTTGGAATCTACGCTGCTTGAAGGAGGGCGTCAACCGGGAGTACGGCCATGTTCAGCCAGAAACCAGGGCCTCCTTCTATTGGGCGTTTGACGTAACACCTGACGAGCAGGTGGTTCTGGAGAAGCATTATCGCAAAATGTTGGTATCTTCGTCTCCAGGCGTCTACGTCCCTCGCAGTGTTTTTACGTAAATGTGTGCCCCAGGCGGAGGCGGTGAGTAACGACACCGGGGCTGCCAGTTGGTGGGGTTCACTCCTTAAACAACCAAATCCAATTTGATGGGCTAATGTAAATGCCAAGTGACT